AGCAGGGGGCTCCAGTCTCGCTCAAATTTGCTTGCACGGATCAGGTACCACTGTGACAGGTGGGGAAAGTATTTTCTCTTTCTTCATCTATACACCTAATGTTACTCAACAAGATTTGTCTCTTGTTCGTGATTTGGGCAACAGCATTCTTGGTGGTGGCACAACAGCTACTGTTCCGACTACAACTGCAAACTTATATCCAGATGGCCCTGATGTGGTCACTATTAAAGTAACCAACGTCAGCGCGCAAGCCACCAACTCTATTCAAGCACGTCTTTCTTGGACTGAAGCACAGGCATAATTATGTCCGTTCATCCTGCTACTTACGACGATACAATCAGGACGCAAGCCGTCTATGATATGACGTTGCAATTTCAAGATAGCCAAAGCCGCACTATTGATTTAACGGGATGGGGAGTTTCAGCGCAAATCTGGAACCTTACTAAAACAACGCAGTATGCAACATTTTCAGTTAATAATTCAGAAGCAGCAACTGGAACAATTGTTTTAAGTTTAACAGTGGCGCAAACAAGTTCTTTGCCTATTGGTACTGCTTATTACGATGTATTGTTAACGAATTTATCTGGACGTAAAGAGTATTATTTAAAAGGTACTTTTTATGTTCAACAGGGCTACTCAACATGACGGTAGGAATCTATCAAATTGTTGTAACAACAACGAATAGTTCTGTTCTTGTTACTGTCAGTGATACTCAAACTGTTAATATAGTAACAGCAGGTCCACAAGGTCCTAAAGGTGATACAGGTCCGCAAGGGCCTCAAGGTAAAAACCCCGTACCCTACGTAATTGCTCTAAGCTAATGGCAAAGAAATTAGTTACAAGCTATACGTTTACACCTGGAGGTTCAGGTGTAGGGACTGTTGTAGTTTCTGGTACTTACACGTTAGAACAATTCTTACTAATTACAAATGTAACTAAAAACGTAGTTATTTATGAATTTGATTCTAGTGCTCAAGGTGGATCAATTAGTACAGGCGGGGGTAATACTACTTTAACTTTAATTTACGACACCAGTACAATGAGCGCTGGTGATCGTCTCCAAATCTTTTTAGATGATGGAATTGCTCCTCAAACTTCATTAGCAAGTATTGACAGTAAAGTACCAAGCAATCTAACTGTCTCTAGTTCCAAGCTGCTTGTTGATGGCTCTGGCGTCACGCAACCTGTTAGTGGCCCGCTGACTGACACTCAGCTGCGTGCAACGGCTGTCCCGGTTTCTGGCACCGTCACGGCCAACGCTGGCACCAACCTCAACACATCGGCGTTGGCGCTTGAATCTGGCGGCAACCTGGCCAGCATCAACACAAAGCTGCCCGCGTTGACATCTGGCAGTGTTCCGGTGCTGGTGCAAAACGGTCAGCTTGAAATTACAAACGACAGCGGCAACGCCATTCCGGTTGGTCCTGCTGCAATGCTGCAGCTCACTGGTTCGGCATCGACGTTAAACGCTGATTTGTTCTCGGTTGATTGCAGTGCCTACAGAAGCATCAATTTCCAAATCACTGGCACATGGGTTGGAACCATCGCGTTTCAAGTCAGTAATGACAACACAAACTGGAACTCATTGGGGTTATCTACCACATCTGGAGCCACTACTACAGGGACTACTGCAACCGTTAACAACTCATATTTCGGAACTCTTGGTGGGTTCAATTATGTTCGCGCTCGTTTCACGGCCTACACAAGCGGCACGGCAAGCGTTGTTGGTTATTTGTTGCGTGAACCAGTTAGTATTGCAATTAACGCCAATACATCAACATTTCCAATTGTTGGAAGTTCATCAACCTCTGGCGTTACCCTTTACACCCTCAACAGCGCCGCCACCACCAACGCTGCATCTATCAAAGCCAGTGGCGCGAACGTCTTTGGCCTGAGCGTGATGAATGCCAGCGCCGCCACCAAATACGTGCGCCTGTTCAACCTGACCACCGCACCAACTGTGGGCACTAGCGTGCCGATCATGGTGGTGGCTGTCCCCGCAACCAGCAGCAAAGAAATCGAATACGTGCCTGCCCTGCGTTTTGGCACCGGCTTGGCTGTAGCGATTACAGGTGGCGCTGCTGCAACGGATAGCACTGCGGTAGCTGCTGGTGATGTCCAATTGCTGGTGAGTTACCTTTAATAAAGCAGTTCTCTGGTTAAACTGTTGGTACTCACAGCAAAATTATGAGTTATTTTGAAAGTTATCAGCAAACAGTATTTTTCTTCCCAGCGCCGCTGACAATCCCTGGGGTTACGGACGCTTATGACGTTTATACAACTAACTATCTTTCAACGCGTAATTATACTTTAACCGCAATTGTTCAAGACATTGATACTAATGTTATTGTTCGTTTAGAAGGCAGTCTAGATGGAACTAATTATGCTGCCATGATTTCTAATACCATCAGTGTTAATGGTGTGTATACCTATAACGTTAGTGGCTTCCCTATGAAAAAAATTCGTGCTAACTTTCTGCAGCGCACTGGCGGCAATAATGCAATTGTTACATTCCAAATGGCTGCCAATTAAATTAAAGACCAGCTTCGGAACCACTTTGTAATTACATACTTATTTCCACTTATTGGTGGACAGGCTTCATGCAGTGTTTTGGGATTTGGAATTCCGTTTTTGTAAAGGTTATTCCAAATAACTGCCATGCCTTTTTTCGGTTTAATCTTTTTATTAAGCGCCAGGAAAGATGTTTCTCCGCCTTCTTCAACATCATTTAAATAACACATAAAAGTATAAGTACGCTGCCCCATCCACTCTGTATACACCTTATATTCTTTTGTTATTGGTGTAAAATAATCGCAATGTTTTTTATAGTACTGCCCTGGCTTGTACTTTTGAGATTGAATTGTTTCCCCAATGAAAGGATTGACTCCTAAAAAGTTACAAATTTTTTTATCTAATTGGTTGTAAAAAGGAGAAGCAAGGTAGTGCAGGTCTGCTGTTTGACTAGTACGATAGTTTGAAATTTTGTTATTATCTTCAGGATTGGAAACTACAGAAGGCCGTAAATTTTGATCAACTAAGGATATCAATGTTCCACACTCTTCTGTAGATAAAAAATTATCAATAGTTCCAATCTGAGTAAAAGGGAAATTAAACCAATCAACGGGTTTTTCTTTGAAGTTATTATAAAACCATTTGTAATCAATTTTATTAGGCGCTGTTTTAAAGTTGCATAGCTGGACTAACTGATGAATTTGTTCAAGTGAGCAGCCATATTGCGTCTTGAAATGCCGAAATACTTGGGTTTTGCTGGCGCCAGAAACAGCAGCCTTCATGAAATCTGTCGCCAGTTCCGCGCTCATTTGCCTTTTGAGTTGATACTTGAGTAAAATATAGAGGTTCAGGAATGTATTTGCAAGTGGAAGCGGCGCTTTTATTCATAACGGCCTATAGCGGTGCCTACTTCGTCGAAACCTTTTTGTTAAACCGTTTTTTAAAGTACTCTGATGTCAAGTCAAGCCCCCGCTTCACGCATTTTTCTAAAACAGTACGTTTCAGAACGCCTACCCCAGTTACATCAAGGTGATTTTGAGGCTCCAGGTGATCCACCTAGCTTCACAGTGGATCAACGTTATGTCCCGATTCACGACCCGACTTATCGGGTTTGACATTTTTTAAATCACGGCTGTTAGAATTACGCTATGGATTGGGCGATTTGATGGACGCCAATGGTCTGAACCTTCCAATGGATGCTGAATTCGCTATCCATGCAGCCGCTTTTGCCATCCGTGAGATGGACAGAGACGATTTAGAAGAGAACTTTTTAGACCTTCTTCATCAACGTGCTGTGGACCGACAAATGTTTTTAAGCATTTTGAAAGATCACGGCATTGATGCCGACATCAAATTCAATTACCTCACGCAAAGCCAACTCTCCTAACAACAATGGCCGTCACTCGTACTATTAAAGGCACCCTGGATAAACTGCAAGTCAGTGGGGGTACCGAAATCACCTACCTGGGACCGACAACTTCAGGTAATGTTGGGGATTTAACTCGTGCATTTCGTGTAAATCCAGCCAGCACTGGCGACATTATTGTAAAGATTGACAAAAGCGCTGCTTTAATTGACATTGAAATTTTTCAAGAAGATTCCTATACTGCAGGCTCACCTCCGACTGGTTATTTTAAATTCTTCAACATTTTCAAAGCAGGAAAAGGTAAGGGTGCAGTAGCTGTTACCGTCACTAACGCTGCAAAGGACTATATTGTGTTGATGACTTTTGATGATTATAGTGAAGCCTCCTACGTCGGTAGCGTTGTCGTCCCCTAAAAAATACAGCAGCCCTTTTCTCAGCGATACAGCCGTTAAATTAATCCAATATTACACTCCGGCCAGAACCCAATGTGGTTTTGGCCGTTTTGCTGCCTATAAAACGGAACATGGGGAATGGTGCATCGGATATGGAAGCAAGAGAATTGGTAAGCGCTGGGTCGGTGCTTTTACTAGAGCAACTTTAAAAGAAATTGAAGAGCAGCTGGTTCGAGACCTTGAGGAATTTGCTCCAAAGGTGGCGCATTATGTCGCCATGCCAACTAATTTAAAAAGACGAGCGGCGCTTCTCAGCTACGCTCATAGTATTGGATTGGCTGCTTTTAAAGAGTGTCGCCTCTTGGAACTGATCAATTCATATGCTTCTAAGAACGCAATCATTAAAGAGTGGAGCCCCTACATCAATGTTAAATATCGTTACGCAGACCCCTTTTTAAAAGAGCGTCGGCGCGTTGAACTTAATACATTCTTGGCGCCAGACGATCAAGTTCCGCTTTTTACCAAACATAAGTGTCCCTTAAAGCATTGCCTGCTTAATATAGGAGAAACTTATATGGGCACACCCAATCAAATCAAGGCAATTGAGTACTTAGAACGAAAAGTTTTGGAATGGGATCCCACTGGAGAAACTATTCGGCGGTTTTTTCGATACTGGAATCAACCCCAAGGTGGGCTGGGATCTCCAAAGAATTTGTAGTCCCTTGGAGCCAGTCCAACATGTCCAGCACTTGCCAGCTTTCGTCGTATTCTTCCAAGATTTCAGAAGATAGTGACTTCATCGTATGTAGAAAGCAAACGATTTAAATACCATTGAGCTTTTTCTAAATCCTGTTTAGGATTTCCTTTACTTTCGTAACGCCAAATATATTTTTCAATGTTACCTTTTAAGTAACCACGGAATGCTTCTTTTGTTAACGAAGCTTTAATTGCTTCAATGCATTCAATTTCACCGTTTTTGTAGTGTTCTGGACTGTTGACAGCATCTTTAATTTTTAAAGAATCGCAACCCAATGACAAAACTGTATCGTTTGTGTTGAAATTAAAATAATCATAGTAACCAAAGGAGAGGGTATCTTCCCCACTGGCGCCCAATAAAGTTGATGCGTACATGTCAGTATTTGTATCTGCCAGAATACTAGTATGGGCATTCAGACAAGTCAAGATTATTCAGTAGATAACCGTTATGGTGGGGTTAAATCTGCTGCAGATAACACAGCTGGAAAACAGTTTCTTGACAGCTTCCTAAGAGAAGAAAAAAGTGTTGGTGTCCGCAGTGCCGGTACTTTACAAGCAAGAGATCTTACTCAACAGCGCAGCCAGGATAATCATTTTCTTTTGGGTGGCATGGGAGGTACTATACCAGTTGGTGCCCTGGGTCTTGGTCAACAAATTTCCAATACGGACACTGCTTATCGATTTAAAAATGCTTTTGGATCAATGCAATCTCCGGTTGAACGTCGCACTGCTAGGGTCACTTAATAAATTACTTTCCCAATATGGGAAAAAATTTCAATAAACCGATCTGCCTGGTTGAATCCTAACTCTGCCCTAGGTAAGTAAACAAAATAACCCCAAGTAAAGGGGCCAGCAGTAACTGTTAAGACTTTGCCGTGAATAAGATTACAACGATCTTTAGGAATACAAACCGGATAATCCCAAATAGAAGGACACGTGCGCATCACTTCGTGATTTGTTGTAAAAAACAATGCTTCTGGAATATTTCTTAGCTTCCATTCCCTTTCTAATCTTTTAAACCACGCCACAGAAGGGGCTTTAACACCTGCTCCATGAGCGCGTAAACTCCAGCGCCAGGTACCTCTTTCTTTACTAAAAGAACAACGCCCATAGGTGGGCGGGAACAAGTAAGTTTTTCCGGTCCAAGGGATTTCAATATTTAAACCGTCGTCTTGTAACGTATAAATCTGTTTTGCTCTTAAAAATTGATTATTGGCTAAGTGTGTTGAACATGGATCTAAATCAATGTCCCCAAGTAAGGCATCAATATAGGGAAGATACTCAACTGGTGTCAGCCAATCATCAACAACATTTGAAATGCGTGATAGATAGGCATATTTAGGGTGCGGAAAGACCCTCATTATGTGATAATCAGGCCGCCTTTGGTTGGTTTTTCAATGTTGTAGTGAATAAGCGACATTTGTTTCTCATCCTGAATGATAAACAAAGCTTCTTTGTCTGCTTCCAGTGCCTCTGCCCTGGCAATTGCCTTTTGCATGACCTCTGCAGGACCCTCCATGTCTTTGTTGCGGAAGTCATCTAACGCATTGATCATGTGCGGAACGGTCAAATAAAACATGCTGTCCTTCTCCTCTTCCGCTCGTGGAACGTACACGATAGCACCTGGGCCCTCATTTGCATAGAAGAACAGGTAGTGGTCGCACATGTCAGCACAGATGCGCTCAATTGTCAACTGAATTAGGGTTTGTTCTGATTCTGTTGGGTTAGACAGATAAAGACGGGAGAGAAGCTCTTTACGGCGGTTAGTCATAGTACTGTTTGATTGGCTGTATTTTAACAAGAATTTAAGAAATTTCAGCAGGAACTTTTTCTTCTGAGGAGAGTCGAATGAAATCCGATAACCCAGAACGCTTCAAGGTTTCCCGAATTTTTGGCAATGGGCAATAAATAACGACTTGTTTATTTAGATTGCCCATTTTTTTGATGAGTTTACCGTTTTCATCTTTAAGCTTTGTTAGCTCATTTTGCCTGATTAGGTACTCCGCTACACAACGATATCTGCGTTTGGTTTGTAAATCAATATCGGTAAACCGTTCACAAATTGTGGCAGGTTGCATGTCACTAAACGTGATTCTGATTTGATCTGCTAGGGATAGTCCTAAGATTATGTCATTGCTGCTAGTTTCGTACCCTTTTAAGAGTTCAAGGTAGCGTTGCAGGTCTGGCGTTTTAAAGCTACCTGAGGGAGGAATAAACATGCTGATTTGCTCAGCCAAAGAAGGTTTAAGCTTTTCTTTATAATTCTCTACTGTTACGTCGGGAATGTTAAGGTCTGTAAAGCGATAGCTCAAATAACTCCGTGGTGCTTTAGGAGAATCAATAATGTATTCTTCACTTTCCTCCTCTTCCAGGAGAGTGTCATCCCAATAATCTTGTTCCATCTAAACATTTGTTTGTATTTCGTCACAGCTTAGCGAATTTTTTTGAATTTTTCCACTGTCTACGATGTTCCATCCGTAAAACCCATTCGTAATACAACCGTTTGTCTTCCATGTCACGAAGATTCCCGGGTAACGGCTTTCCTCCGTAGTTACAAGCTTCCCATAGTGCTAATGCCAGGTTCTTTTGTTGTGCGGTCAAGAGACTGACCATTGTTTTAGTGGACATTATGGATAAAAGTTCGTTAAAATGCTCCCATACCGGACTATCTTCATCATGCGTAGGCCAATCACTGTTGCCGAACTCTTGCTCATCCTGATCTTGGGACCCTTGGGGTTCGTTGGGGTTCAACATCTTTACGGATTCGTGACTGATAAAATAAGCATACAAGTCCAAATTAAGAAGTAAAGCCGTGAGCCCTGGCGCCCCCTCTGCACCTGTATCTTACATTCCGACCCCAACGGCTCCCATCACTTACCAGTCGTTGATTCCGCAATTCAGCTACCAGGATGCAGCAGAGTATTTAAAAGGTACGACAGACCAACTAAATAAACAACTACAAGTTCAGTATCAGCAAGTCGGAACTCCTGCTGAACTTGGTGCACGTGCTGCAGGTACACGTATGGCTGCAGATGCTGCCTATCTTGCTTCCATGCCAAGGGAAACGCAAGGTACTGCAGCATATAACGCATTATCAGGAAAGTTGGCACAGTCGCAACAAGACTACGGAACTGCTGTACAACAAGCTAAGATCGCACCTCCGTACAACCAATTTACCTATCAAACTCCTTCTTGGGCTACGCATCCAGATTCTGCGTGGGCAGTTAAAGATACAAGCAAAGACACAAGTACTAAAACTTCTACAAGTAATCCTACGGAAGCTGAAAAAGAAGCTCAAGCTACTTCAACAACTCAATCTAATAGCTTATATTCTCAATACGGAATAATGTAGTGCTGACCTGTTTAAATCAGGGCTCAGCGTCTGCAACATATTCAATAGGAAGCTGGTGAGGATCAAACCCCTCTACTGGTGGAATATTTTGGGGTTCTTCTACCCAATCAGTGTAAACATCTTTTAAAACATCATAAGATTCAATCGGGATCAACATCACGTCTCCACTTTCGTGTTGGATCCGGTAGTGCTCCTTATTGCCAGTCACGTCATCGAGGATCTCATCAAAGTTTTCTTCAAATTGTTGAAGCGTAACGACTTTCATGACTTTAGATGCCTAACTGGTGAACAGCTTAACAGAAATTACGCTAAGGAGATACCCCTGCCCTGGTATATCCCAGACCACTTGTAGAACTGTAGGGATAGTTGGCCTTTGTTCCTGTGAGTGTCACTACGCTGCCAAAGTCGTAAGAACGATCAGGTGTCCCGCTGGTGTCAAGACCAAAATCAAGAGATTCAATGAATGCTTCGGACACGTAACGCCAATCTCCAAGTGAGGTATTTAACGTAAAAGAATACGTTGTTTCCAAATAGCGAATATCGTTTGTAATTAAGATTATGTAAGTGCCTACATCCAATAGATCGCTTGGGTAATCAGCTTGATAACCTGTTGTATCCGAATCAGAGTCACCTTCTGTCAAACTTGTTTGACTGTAAACATAGCCTGAATCATTGATAGGCAACTCTCGCCTGTGGGTACCGTCTTCAATTTTATAAACAGAAATAACAGTATTTCTGTTTGTGTTGGCTTGGTATGAAGTTGGACTGTAATTTTGGGTAACTGAAATCAATCTTGGCGACGTTAGCCGTACTTGATAAAAACTGGATTGAATTCGACTTTTACCACCATGTGTATTCGTAATATTAATGCTACGGAAAATTGAAGTAAAGTCCCCTAGGTCTACGGGATTATTGATACTATCCCCTGCACGAGCAGGAAGAGGATCACTCCCAAAAAATGACGTAGGACCATACGCAGTAGGGCCACTTCCGCCTACAGGATACGCCTCTACAGTACCAAGGTTATAGAAACCCAGGTTTACCGGAATCGTTGTTAAAAACCTAGCCATTTCTTAATCCTTAATAGATTAAGTTTAGCAAAGGCATCAAGAAGATTTTTATTTGTTATTTGCCATTAGACCTGTATACAAACCGTTAGTTCTACCGCTTTGTTGATATAGATTCTCAATTGCAATAGCGCGTTCTGGGTAGTAACCTTCGCCCTCTACAGTCTCAATTAACTCATAGCTAAGCCGCTTTTCCAAGCACCGACGCTCTAGCTCAGCATCACCCCTGGTGTCAAACCATTCAGTAAAATGGCTTTCAGGACCAATCCGAACATGTCCCGCATATTTAGGGTTTGGTTTATGCCAGCAGCTTGGTACGATCTGACTAAGTTTTGAATCTACTTTCAATGAGGTCTTGGTTTTCTCTTGCGTGTTCAAAGATGTTTCCATAGGACAGATTAACGACTGCAATTTCGGTTGGTGCGGGAATTGATTCTACTTCACGAAGCCTCAGATGAAGAGGATTACAGCAAAGAATTGAACATCCGGGCTTGTGAAAGGTTCGTAATTTACCAGTAAAACCACGAGATGTCCAGAATGCAACACGTGCTGCGGACTGGGTTTTTCCGCTAAAAAAGGGAGCTGGGAAATAAGCTTGTGTTTCTGTTCCTTCTTTTTTCACCGAACCCAACCAAGGCCAGCACTCATCTTGACCGCGAATATCAACCTTTTCCCAAAATTTCTTTACGGTCCAATAAGTATCAAAATCAAAATTCTTAACATCAATCTCACACCGACCTCTTTCTATTTCTTCCATGCAATCTAAACATTGGCTTCTTAAACCAAAATTATTGACGTGCCTGGAGTGATTGCGTTTATGCCAAGGACACTGGATAATATTATTTACTTTTTCTTTAGGTTTCGTTACTTTAGTTTCTCGTGGTTTTGCCTTCTCTAGATCATCCATTTGATTTAATAGAATGCTACGAAGATCGTCATTCATAGGACAAATACCGGCAGATACCCCGTACAACATGGTAGGGCAGCTTGTAGGACTTGGCAAGAGAGGTAAGTGATGTATTTTGGAATTCATATTTTTCCCTTAATTCCTCCACCAATTGAGGTGTCACCCTACTTCCTCTTCGCCACCCGCGTTCAAAACATATATCTTTTTTTGTACCAAAATAATAATGATTGGGATTGATACAGTGCGGAGACTTGCATTCGTGGTGTCTAACCACTAAAGGTTTTTCCCAATTAGGGTATTGATCTAGCACAGCCAATAATAGTGGCCTGGCATCAATACCTTTGAAAAAAGGTTTTGTTGAATGGCTAGTGGAAAATCCTTTCACTTCTGATTTTGTTACTGTTTTCAAGCACCAACAAGCTTTTGCTCCATAGGTAGTTTCAAATTTTTGCAGTGTTTCAATGAAACGGTAGAGCTCTTGACTGGTTAGATAGTGCTCATTGAATAGGGCCAGCAGCTTGCTCAATTTAGGAGAGATGCAGATTTTGAGTAACGTACCCCAAAACCAGCACCTTGTCAAGAGTTTGATGGGTAGGGGAATTTAAGTGGCGCTTTAGCTGTTCTGAGGCCTATAAATCCCTATAGAAACAAAAAGGGGTTCTACCTCGTAAGTTAATTTTTTAATGTACAGGGTATAACCCCTATTTGCTTCCCATAGAGTTTTGCCGACTTCAAACGGTTAATTCGTACTTAAATTCCAAATCAACTGCACTGCAGTCATTCTCAACACTTCTCAATAAGGCCCCCTACCTAAAATATAACGTTACTTGTCATATTTCTTGAAATACTCCTCATATTGTTGAGCATATACAAGGGCACAGTGATACGGTTCGACATATCTGCACATTGAAGCTGATGCATTGCACACACGATGTACTTGATTACCGTGACAATCTTTACCGAATTCGATAGTGGAACCGTTGGGAAAGGTTTGAATGACTTCCATGGCGATGATTAATTGCTGCTGTTAATATTGTAGGTAAGGAATTGTAGTAAGTTAAGTGGCTGTCTTTGATCGGACATTTTCAGGTCTTGTGTCAGCAGGACTGAAGGCTAATCCTTTTAATTTCACGGGTGCGGCACCAGTTCAACCCTCTCAGAAAACGCAGAAAGGTCTTCAGTTCGGCCTTCAGAACTTGAACCGTGCTCTCGGTGCGGCTGAAGGAATCCCTGCCATGCCTGCGTTTGGTGGCACTGGCGTCACTCCTGGCTTCGATATTCAGAATCTGTTTGCCAAATCTCAAGCTCTTGGCGCAACACCAGCCCCTGGAGGTGTTGGTGGTGGCGGCGGTAGGCCTGCACCTATTGTTCAAGCAGCGGACGAAGAATACAAACGTTTGATGTCGCAGTATGGCGGCGCCCCTGGCGTGCAACAGCTTGCGGGCATGACCTCCCTGCCAACAGGTTTCACCCCCACTGGGGCAAATCAAGCAGCAAATCTTAAAGATTATTACGCTGCTCAGAACCTGCAGGGCAATGCCAACCTTGGCACCATCATCAATGCCATGGGTTACACGGGTGACATGGAGAAATGGGCACAAGCCAATCCGATGCTTGCCCAGCGTGAATATGCCAAAAAATTCGGTATGGCTGCTGCTGGTGTAAATCCTGTAGCAGGTTTTGGTATGCCTCAGCAGTTAGCAGGAGAAACGCCTGCTGCATACCAAGGTGAACCCGCTGGACAAGTCTTCGCTGCTCCCAAACCTCCCGTCAATCCAATGCTGGGATATGGATTAAATGATTCTTTAGTTTCTGCAGTATCTCCGCAAGCAGATTTTAGTGCCAAGTTCGGCCTTAATGGAAATTTTGGCACTCCTGGCACTGCAGATAATTCTGTACTTGCGGGAGCTGCTAATTTCACTCCTGCACCGCCTGCTGAAACTCAATCAAAAACTGATGAATTCAATAATCGAGTTGAAGCCACTGCAGGTCTAAGGGCAAAATTAAGCCCTCAATATTCTTCAACATTTAATACTCCGCTTAACTTCTCTCAATACTTTAATCCCGGAGGGCAGTGATCATGGGTGACACTTCTACTACACCAAATACACCGCAAGCTGCTGTAGCTGCTTCTAACAAGTGGAAGCAGTATCTAGCTAATCAAGCCCAACAACAATCTGGCGGTGTCACGCTTAACTTACCAACAATCGATGGTTTTGGTGGTGGACAAGTTCAAATCGGTGCACCCAACTCAACATTAGGCCAAGTTCCAGTCAGCCAGCGCCCCTTGGGTGGGATTGTAAGCGGCGGTTTATACGGCGGTAACAACACCAGCATTAACGTACTTTCTTAATCATGGGCGATACTGATTTTCCTACAATTTTAGGCAATGGAGGAAATTCCTATGGATTCCTTCAAGGCTGGAAAGAACGTTTACAAGGAGGAAGTGTAGATAATACACAACTTCCAACAACCGGAGAATATGCTCAATACCAACAAACAATGCAGGATGGACAATTTTCTCCTGTAGATGTTGATTACGGTCAGTTTGTCAGCAACCCACAAGGAAGTACCGGTGGTAGCACGGGACCATTTGATCCAGCTTACCTCCAGAAAATGAGTCAACCCGGCACACCAATGCCTGAGTGGATGCGCCGTAATCCATCCACGCCTCAAACACCTGGGGAGAGCGGAGCAAAGCAAGCCTTTGATGGTATTCAGTTTCCCACACCGTTTGGTGGAAGTAGCTTTGATATTGCCGCTGGACCCAGCTTTGACATTCCGAAAGGTCAAGGGGCATTAGGGGGACGGAGTGGCGAGCAATTGTTAAGGCTGCAACAAGGTAGCGGAAATATGCAGAATCAACAATTACAAAATGAATTACAGCGTCGTGGTATGCTGCCTAGCGGGATTCAATTACCGCCTGTATAAACATGCCAACTCAGTTGATTAAACGGTATCTTGAAGAGCTTGCCCGTTGGATTCGTAACGATTCGGAATATGATGACTTTGAATATGGGACTGAACCCATTCGAGGTGATCGCACCTGGTGCAAAAAATGCACAAGCTGCGGATGTAAATCAAAAGAAACTAATCAAGATACCGTAAAATAAAACAAAGTAGATTTGAATTATGTCGTATATTGGCAATCAACCAACTGCTGGGTCATATCGCAAATTAACTGATATTTCAGGTAGTTTTAACGGATCTACGACATCTTTTCAACTATCAGTACCTCCAGGCACAAGTAACTATTATGTTACGCCGCTAAGCCCATATCAACTATTAATTTCAGTCAATAGCGTTGTACTAAATCCCGGGGTTGATTTTACTCTTAATGGTAGTCAAATTGTTTTTACTACTGCCCCCGTAGGTGGAGTAACTTTCTTTGGCATTGTGATGGGCGATGCCGTCAACATTGGCGCGCCTGCTGCTGGAACAGTAACATCTTCTGCTTTATCTAATGATTTAACAATTGTTCATAATGCAGGCAGTGTTACAACACCTAGTATCACAACAACAGGTAATCTAAATACCGGTGTTTATTTCCCTGCTACAAATAATGTAGCTGTTACAACTAATGGTACGCAACGCATTCTTTTTGATGCTAGCGGAAATACCAATGTCATCGGATCTCTGCGTTTATCTGGTGCTACATCAGGCTATAACGGGTTCAAGGCGGCTTCTGTTGCAGGCTCTACTGTCTGGACCTTACCAACTACAGATGGAACTTCCAATCAAATACTTAAAACGGATGGTTCAGGAAATCTTGGCTGGGCTACGGCTTCTGGTGATGTCCTCCTAGCAAACAATAACGCCTTTACTGGTGCCAATACATTTACAAATACAACAGGGCAAACGGTTCGTAATGCCGCTACACAAGACGGCATTATTTTAAAAGGAAGAGCAGGTGGTACCAGCAGCTATTCAGTTGCATTACAACCAACTACATTAACTGCAAGTCAAACATTAACGCTTCCTAATGTAACAGACACTTTTGCAGTTCTTGGAACTGTTCAAAGTTTCAGTGCAGCACAACGCGGTACCGTAAGTGCACTTACGGATGGTGCAACAATCACTCCAGATTTTAACGCTGCAAATAACTTTAGCGTTACGCTTGGTGGGTCAAGAACTTTAGCAAACCCAACTAATCAAACTGCAGGCCAATCTGGCATCATTGTTATTACTCAAGATGCGACAGGAAGTCGGACACTGGCATATGGATCCAATTACAAATTTGCTGGGGGTACCGCACCCACGCTAACAACAACTGCAAACGCTGTAGATGTTCTGGCATTTTATGTAGAGTCAGCTACACGAATTACGTGTAAATTGCTCAACGATGTTAAGTAAGGATGGATCGTACAGCGGTTGAAAAATGGGCAAAAGTGAAAGGAGCCTTAGAGGCTGCTGGTAAAACAAATACTGATTATTACAGGCGAGCATGTGAAGTAATTAAGACCGGAAAAGATCCAGGACCTAGCAAATAACATAGTTTAAAATAAGAGAAAACAACGCTCAACAATGACTGTTACCTATACTTGGTCAATCACCAACCTTTCCGTGTACGATTCTGACGAGCATAAAGATGCGGTGCATGAGGCGACCTGGAAAGTAGTTGGCGATGATGGAACAAGTCAAGCTGAAGCAACAGGCATTGCTGTTTTTGGTATGCCCGATAATTCTTTTATTCCGTACAAAGACTTAACAGAAGATGATATTCTGGGCTGGACCAAGGCCAGTTTGGGTGAGGTACGTGTGGCTGAGGCAGAGAATACTGTGTATGGTCAGCTAGCCGTAGCAAAATATTCAGATAAACCGCTACCCTGGAACCAGCCAAAAGCAGCGCCTGCTACGCTTAAAAATTCTCAACAAAAACCCCCAGCCGAAGGGAGCTAGGGGTTTAATCCATACCCAGCCGAAGGGAGCTAGGGGTTTAATCCATACCCGCCGTTGGAACACGGTGGAGTAGTTATTTTACTCTGTTTCTTTCCCTTCTGAAAGGACTGTCGGATAATCCCTGAACTTTTGATCTGAGCTGCGAACAGCAATACCTTTAAAGAACAGGCGACCGTTCTTGCTGAAGGTAGAAACCTTGTCCAGATCCAGCTGGTTTTTGCAGACATCAAGGAGCAGGTTAATGAACCGTTTCTGACCGACTGCTTTGGAGCCGGTACTTTCGCAATACTCACAATAGGAGGGATAAAGATGACTGCTGCTGTTGTAGTAGCGCTCGGGCTTCTCTTTATCAGTATTAGGGATCTTTTTACCAACACAGGAGACGTGGTTTTCTACAACAACACATTCAGATTGCAGGAACTCGATCAAGTTGTTGCTGTTCAACAAGATGTTGTTACGTACCTTCCGAAGAGAAGGGACCATTTCGTTGGTATCCAACAGATATTGACGCATTTCTTGCTCTGACATAGCAAGAACCCAATTCACTAAGCCGGGTAAATAATCCTTCCAGTAACCAGTAATGCGCCCCTGATCGATTTTGATCATGTCGCGTGCTTCGGAACTCTTGTCATAGAGTTTCCTATTGAACTCGATTGTTAAGCGGCGACGAGCTAGGCCAGAGGTGTTATCGGTGGTCTGGATGGGTTCGTTGGCAACTACCATGACCATACCGGTGTACACAAATGGTTCACCTACCGCCTTAAGCTTTTCTTCATAACGGAGAGAGTCACCACCAGTCAACGCTTTGAAAGTTTGAGCAGAGCCGCCATATCGCTCAGAATCGTTGATTAGTGTCAGACGTTTACCCTTGATCGAAGACAGCTCAAAGCGACTTTGTTCCAGCTGGTTGAGGGTTGTACTAGCGTAATTCCCGAGACCAACCAAAGCACAGCAAAGATTTGCGTAGGTGGACTTTCCTCTACCCCCTGGACCAATAACCTCTAGGAAACGCTGGATCTCATTACCTTTACCGACAAGACAGGCACGTAGCCATGCTCGTAAAACCTGTAGACGGCCTTGATCTCCGTATTGGCTGCGGTACAACCAGTCAACGATAGGACCGGGATCTGTGCTGGGGTCATAAGCAAAATCCAAACCCCAGGTCATGTAATTCTTGGCGTCATGCTCAAGAAATTCACCAGTATCGATCTCTAAAACACCGTTACGGAAAGCAAGAAGTGACGGGTCGTTTTCCCATGAATAATTGACGAGATGGCCTTGAAGTAGGTTACATACATCGTTAATTAAATTAGTGGAGTAACCATTGGGAAGATTTAGATTGCAAAGCAAGAATTGAATTTCATGATTGAAAGACTTGCTATGATCTTGTTTTTCCCAAATACCGGTAGTTTTGTTATATTGTAAATAGCAATCGTATTTTGCATCGTAGTGCCACCCAATTTTTTGTACCATTGGGTAAAGAAAGTCAGCAATTTCAGAAGCAGGAGGATTGCGTGAACCTTTCTTTTTGTTACCAAAATAATCAGGTCCGTCATCGTCCCCATCGTCTTCGTCATCATCAGCCTGATTAGAGGAGGAGCTCTTTTTAGGCTTTTTAAAACTACCTAGGATTAGGCCAGCCATTTGCTCGCCTAAATCTTCTTCCATTTTTCTTTGGATTGCCTGTTCGGAGGGAACTTCAAATCCACCAAAATCAACGTAATTATCTTCTTTTGCTTTAGCACGTAAAGTCTGCAAACCCCTTGCCCCTTCAGGGGATGGGCCACCTGGTAAACGTTCAAAACTAGCCCATTTTGCTTCGCAGCAACCATCTTCAAAATGATCAGATTGCGCAGACCATTCAATCCAAGCTTCTAAAAATTCATCCCCACATTGATGTAGGGCCATCCCAACAGCCAACCATTCTTCATAATCGTCAGCCCTTTCAGAATTAAGAATATCAAGATACTCTTTAATTTCATCAGCCAATGCTTCTTTATAAAACTGACTATCAACTTCGTAACCAATATTAATATTTTGCGCTACTAAGATATTCGGTCCTGCTACTCCACGTTTACGATATTTATTTGAAGGATAAGCACTAGAAATAGCAGCATATAACCATTCAGGCAACTCGGGCAGTTTTTTGGCATACTCAAAACCACCAAGTTTTGTTGTTGAATAGCCCTCTGTATCGGGATGAACGCCCATGATGGCGCCCTGTCTGCTTCGCCAAAGCAGCTCTAGTGGTGCAGCGCCAATCTTGATTGTGGCTTTATCCGGAATCCTGGTGATATTTTCATTAGAAATCCGATATAGCAGCCGCAGCCTTCCTGGCTTCCCAGAAGTGATGGTCAGTGTCGGGGGAAGAATGGATTCAAGGGACCCACCTGCTAGCTCTTCAAGGAAGGGTGTAGCTTCAGGACCATCTAAATCAAGCCAGATCAGACCATACTCATTGCAGTGCTGGCCAGTCAGCAAGCCAATACCCGTGGCGCGACCTGACTGCAGTTCCTCTTGGATTTGCCCCAAGGTGTAGGGGGAACTGGTCCAACCAGGGATGTATGCCCTTTTACCGTTAAGGGGAGTTAAAGCCCATTCAGAGGGGATCCAGTCGATCCGGATTTCGCCCGGTTTTAACTCTTTGTAGGGGGGTTTGGGGTCCGGAGCTGAGATGGTCACTGGGATTTTACGGCAGGCAGGAAGCGGACACCGCAGGTAGAATAGCCTGCTTTTTCAGGTTTTTCTAGGGCGGTCCACTTTTCTTTATGATTTCAATTTACAGGGCAGAAGCCTGTACTTGACCAAGGTCAAATTTTTTTTTTTACTCGTTCTCTTGTTTTTTAGCTTTAATTTCATCATAGAATTTATCTACAGTATCCCACCATTTTTGTTTATATTTTTCAATTGTTGTCCCCTGAATAGCAAAAACTTGTGTGGCTTCCTCTGTGCACACGAACGTCATCAAGATCTCAGGCTTTATGCCGATTGTGTGCTCACATGCTAATGCATAAGAAGCCATTTGACGTTGGCATTTTTCATATTTCAGGAAACCAGCCCGTTTTAATCCGTACTCAGACTTAAGAGTTTCTGGACCTGGCCACTTAGCGTAATAGCGGTTTGCGCTTGTCTTAAGGTCACCTAATACAATTTTTCCTTTCCATTCAAAAATTAAATCTGGGGCGCCTGCCCAGCCGCGCACCTCAGTTTCATGCCTACCAGGATGCCAAACCCTAGAAATTCCATCTGCACCAACACACCAAGGGAACGCACCTTGAAGGGGATTTTCCGCCCAAATGCAACGTCCCAGCTTATCTAGATTGGCAGGAAGACCGCGCCAAAAAGGTTCTACAGCAGGCTCAATTTCAAAGTCACGTTCTCCCAGCATGTAGCGTTCCATGTAGGAGTGAACAAGAGTTCCCCTTTTAGCCGCCTCATCCCTTTTACCTGGATTTTTTTGATTCCAGCGCTCCAGTGCTGCTTTATTTCCGCCTGTTGCTGACAGAATTGTAGTCGTTGAGGCCAAGGCACCATAAGGTGTCCGGTATAGACGCCCAATGTCATCTTGGAGCCGTGTATCACCCTCAGACCTGTAATCCACGAACTGCTTATACGATGCAGTCCGACAGTAAGCTGTATAAACTTTCGTTTCTTGAACAAGTTGCTCCAGAACTTCTGAAGGTTTTTCAAGAAGTTCTTGGGGCACGTAGGGGAAACAACTCTCAGAAGGATAGCAGATTTTCTTGATACCACAAGGGTTTCCGCTGATTCACTGGTACTAAAATGATAAAAAACTATTTGTGCAGAGCGTTGAATGAGGTTGTGGGACGCCACGTTATTGTAGAGCTTTTGGGCGGAAATCCGAATCTCCTCAACGATGAGAGGTACATTGTCGCCATACTGAGAGAAGCAGCCGAGCGGGCTGGTGGCACCGTCCTCAACGTGAGCTCCCATAAGTTCACACCTCAAGGCGTAACTGCTTTGGCACTATTGTCTGAAAGCCACCTTTCGATCCACACTTGGCCCGAACATGGTTACGCTGCAGTCGATGCATTTACCTGCGGTTCACACACGGATCCGCAGCTGGCGTGTGATTTTCTAAAGAAATCCTTGTTCTGTACTGAGGAGAAGGTGCGGGTACTAGATCGTGGAATGGCTGTTAGCGTGAGCTAAGGATCAAAAGTTTAGGCAAGTTATCTTTGCGTGAAGTTTTATTGACGCATCAGTGTCCCTGGTAATTCAAGATTGTCTTGGAAAACTACCTAGAACAAGGAAAGAAGCGCAAAGAAAGGGTGTTTTGCACTACTTCACAGGTAAGCGTTGCAAGTACGGGCATGCGGCAGCACGCTTTACGTCTACCCGATGCTGTATACAGTGTAATAAAACGCATTCTCAACAGTGGACGAAATTAAATTCAGATAAAGAGAATGCAAAAACTGCTCGAAGACGTGCCCATAAAAAAAATGCAACGCCTTTTTGGGCTAACCAAGCGGAGATAACACGTTTTTATGTAAAAGTTAAAGAATTTGAGCAATTAACAGGTATAGATCACCATGTTGATCATATCTACCCACTCAAGAGTGACTTCTTATGCGGACTTCATGTCGAAAACAATTTACAGATATTGACTGCTGAAGAAAATATTTATAAACATAACAAAATGTGGCCTGGGCAGTTACCTTGCCAAACAGGAAGAGGCATGGACCACGACTGGTGGCGCAAACTTAATGAAAGAATTCAGTCTCCGTCTACTTCCGGAGGCCTTTCATTGTAGGTTTGATGTGGAGGCACCTCAGGATGAGCCTGAAATGCTTCATCGACAGTCGCTGCAAATGCTAGGTTTTGATAGTTTGCTACGTGACGTTGGATCTTTGAGTAGATCTCAAATGAGGATTTGATGGCATCATCGGGCCGCAGGTTCAATTTATTATTTGCCATCAAACCTGCAGTCAACACGCAGATTCCAAGTTCATGCGGATTATTAATAAATGAACGAAGGGATCGTCCATTATCCGTAAATGAAGCAAGCAGATCGACTAAATCAGAAGCATAGTTTCTACCTTGTTCTGAAGCCATTCAATCCTCCTGCTCTTCTTTAACAGCATACAACGTCCCGTAATCTTTCTTAATAAGAATCTCTAACAAACCTACATTTTTCAATACCGAGATACGGCGATTGATTGTCCGATGATTCTTTTCAAATTTCTTAACAAGTGCCGTAATGGGCAGCAGGACCAGCCTGCCACCCTGGAACGGAGTAGATTCTTCTAAAAGGTATTCATGGATTTGGTTGGCGAGATCGTCAACCACATCACCCATGCACGGACGTACCACTGATCTTTATTCCTTTATTTAAGTTCAGTTGATTCTAAAACGCTTAACCCAGGCACTGGAACCTCGGGGCAACCGGCCTCTTTCCATTTCAGTACACCCTTCTTAGCTGTTTCCAGATCCGTGGTCCAACAGGGTTCAAAATCTTCAGTTCGTGGAGCACGATACAGGATGTGACGAGTGTTCCCGTGGCGCAGAACCTTGATTTCATAGTCCTCGAACATGATGGATTCCATGATCTCGGAAGGACCGCCCTTGTATTTTGTGCGGATTTTCATGGCAGGGAAGAAGAACAACGGATTTAGTTTAAGGCTGTTCACCTGGGGCAGAACCGTTTAAACTAATCAAACGTAAGCGGCAGAAACTATGGCAACCATTATTGATTCAGGCGATCTCAACAGGTATGAGGTTATCAAAATGTCGCCGTACAATGATGCGCCGAC